ATCCGGTAGAATCTTTACGAAACCATTCGTATTGTATAGCTTGCCCTATTTGTAATCCAAACTCATCAGTTGCCTTCTCAGCATCAGATACAAACTGACTAGGGAATCCTACAGATGAAATATTTATTTTTACATCTTTCATCTAATTAATTCACTTAAAATTCCTTTATTATTATATTGTGCAAAGTTAAGACTTATTTTTGATTGTTTTTTCTCAGGAAGGTAAACATTCTTTTGATTTGCCATTATTGCAAGACCAGAACTAATACTCGCATCAAACTTTGTTCTGCTACTAATATCAAATCTTGCCCAGTCTTCTAGTGTCCTTGTAAAATACATTGACCCCATTTCATCCATAGACCTATATGTGCCATCTAAATCAATACCAACATACTTTTCTATATATGATTCTATAGCTGCGGCGTGTGATTGCTTTACATCTTCAGATGTATTAGGAATACCACCCAGTTCTTTTTCGGTCTTTGATAATTTATTATAATGTTTATCTGGCCTATTCATACAATACCCCCTATATCCTCTGTTTTTAAAATGATACAATAATCTAGGTTTGTTATTCTCTACAAGTATTGGCATACTATAAAATACACAAGCCATTAATACTTCTTCAAAAAATATCTCTGCTGTTTGTGGTCTAGCAACATATTCTAGAAAGAACTCATTACTCGGAGCTTCTTCCATATTAAACTTAGTTAAACCATGCAAAGCTCCATTTGAGCCACCACCTCCAACAGTTCCAGATATATCATAACTATCACAACCAAATGCACCGATATGTTCATTCAAAGGAAAGTATACGCCATGCTTTTGAATCTTTTTATTGTTTAATCCTTTGTTAGGCGTCCAAGATACTTTGAATCTACCTCTGGAATCTGGAGTCCATATAACCTCAGAATCTTTTATACCATCTTTCCAATAGAATCTACCACGAGTTACGTGATGCTCCATAATCAAAGAATCATTATAATCAATCTGCTGATATATTTTAGTTAGATTAAATAGTGATGATTTACTCTCATCTCTAAATGCGTGTGATTCTGTTCTTGGAAACTGTCTGTAAAATTCATTTAATGCATCAGCATCATTCTTCAATGAATCTACTTCAGCTTCCCAGTAATCTATTGCTCCATTTGTAATCCATTCTCCATCAACTCCAGCTATAGGTTTCTCAGGTTTTCTAAATACAGGCATACCATATCTGTCTATAAACCCTTCCATATTCCATTCCATAGGAATAAATAAAGAATACAATCCAGATTTAGTTTGACCGTTTGCATTTCTAGTATTTACATTTGAATCTTCAAATAACTTTTTAAAATTATCACCACCTTTATCAAGAGCATTTGATGTAGAACCCATCATACATTTACCAATAACTTTACTTCCTAGTCTAAGACAAGTTTTAGTTACACGCCAGTTATTTAAAATATTATTAGGCTTTATCCATTTACCAGATTCATCATGTACAAGAAGTAAAAGTTTTTCACCATCATAAGAGTTATCATCTGTATTTTTCCAGTCAATAGTTGTATCAAGACCTGTCAGCTCTTCATCAACATCATCATACATATTTTTCTTTGTGATTTTAGAAGCTGGTATTCTAAATGCTAATTCTGTTTTTGGTTTATCCATACCATCTTGTATCGGTTTGAAAAAGAATGGTAGTCTGTTTGCAATAGGCACAACTTTATCTGTAAACATTTTCTTTGCATCTGATCCTGTCTTTGATAATATACCAACCCTAGAATCTCTAGCTAGTGTTCCTGTGTTTACACATTCTGATGACCCCATAAAAGAAAAACCTGAACGTCTTATTTTTAAATAATCCATTCCAAAACATCTATTATCTGCTTTACAAGCTTCCCAGTATAAAAAAAATATTCTGTTTGCTTCTCTGTAATCAGGATAACCAACATCAATACTTGTCCATTGCAAGTACATATAATGAGAACCTGTTATATACGTAGGTTTACCATTATTATAAAACCAATAACCTAGTTCTCTTTTATCAAACTCTCCCTCGATATAATCTACCCATTTGTTTTTAAACTGAGGTGGTCTTTCGTTCCATTGAAATATAGAATTAATTCTACTTAAATCTTTTGGAAGCTCATGTCTCTCCCAATATTGTTTCTCTTTATTTTTATGTCTAGAAAAAATATCTTCTGGTTTTTTTGGTAGTGCAATACATAAACCATTAATATTTATGACTTGACCAATCTGACCTGATCTAGATATAACAACCACATCATACTTTTCATTATAACCATACACCCAAGTTTTAGCCGTATTCTTTTTACTAAGAACAGTTTTTGGAATATAATCTCTTAATTCTTGATATAAACTATTTTGATCTTCGTTCTGCAAACCCTTGTTTTGTATTTGTTTTATCTATTGTTCCTCCACTTTCAAGTACTTCTTCTTCTAAATCTATTTTATTTAAAATATCAAAAGCATCAAAAATAGCTAGCTTTTTTGTGGCTGCTGCATTCTTTAATCTATCTGCAGCTAGTTCATCTTCAGGGTCAGGCTTTATAATATCTTCTTTTGCTACTTTAATAAGTTGCTCAACCGCTCTACGCCCTGCTTGTATAATTTGTTTTTTAAGTTCTTCTGATTTCATAAAATTAAAGTTATTTGGTGATCATACATTCTGTATAGCTTCTCATCATCTACAGTAAATTCATATTCACTTTCTGGTTTGAAACATATTCTATCACCCTGTTTTACTCCTTTAGATTTTAAATAATCATTTGGATACTTCATCTCACCAACAAGAGGTTCTTCTGTTCCTAGTTTAGATATAAATGATTCTTCTTTTGGAACTGGCTTAACAAAACAATATCTGTCATGACAATGCCATACATCATCTTGTTTAAACATAAAGAACTGGTCGTTCTCAATAAAGAACATACCATCCATAAAATAACTCTTGCTACTTTTCTGTCTACCTTTCATGTCATTGTAGAACTTAAATACATTATGATGTACTAAAAGTATATCACCAACTTTAATAGGGCCATCATAACCAAGAGGAGTTGATATAACAACACCATGCCTGTTTGAAGCTTTATGGTTTTCTTCAGATGTATTGGTAATAAAGTCAACACCCTCAATATTTTTAGTATTGGTGTATCTTTTATCACCTAGTGGTTTTACAATAAAATAAAAAGGTGATCTCATTAAAAGTTTATATTATATTCTACTGACACTGGCATATTAGAATTAAACTCTTTCCAAAGTAGCACTTCGTCTTCTTGTTGAATCCAAATCTTATAACTATCTGAATGTTCAACATACTGAATGAGATGGATAAAATATTTACCTCCCAAAACTTCTTGGCCAACTATGTAATGCATAGAGCTTGACTTATAGTCTTGACCTATAGAAATCTTTCTTATATCCATTAGATTAAATTTAATTAATACAAAGATATAAATTATTTACCTGCCTTGACCTCTATATCTTTTAAGGTAATTTTTAGAAGATGTAAGTTTAGAAGACTTAGTTTTGGCGTGAACACCAGGTCTTCTTTTTTTAGGTTTTACTAAATGAACAAAGGAAACGTTACGAGCCATTTTTACTCATTAAATCTGTTTTCTGTTTTGAACCAGCTGAACTTCCAAAATAATAACCAATAACCTGAGTAAATGCTGCAACTACTGCACCAAACCCCATATCAAATAATCTTTGAGATTCCTCTGGTATTTGCCATACACCAATAGCTCCTGCTACAACAGCAACAAAAGAAAGTGTAATACCCCATCCAACTGTTTTAAATAAACTATCATTAGAACCAGATTGTATAGCTGCAATTTCTCTTTGTCTTGCTGAAGCTCTGTCTGCTACTTCAGCTTCATAAGCTTCAAGTATCATTTCTTGAGCTTTTATTTTATCTTCAACTGGAGCGTCTGATTCTTTAATAGAAGCAATTACTTCTTCAACACTCATTTCACCTTGTATGATAGAGCCAAGTGTTGGGTTTATTAAACCAACTGCACCTTTTAATAATTTACCTACAGTTGTTTGTCCGAACTTTTTTTTATTACTCATATTACCATGTATTTAGATTTTCCATTTTCTTTATATGCTTTTAAGCACCTCCCTCTATTCTCTTCATTACTAACAAATGATACATGCACCCAGTCAGGATTATCATTATCACCAAACTCCCATATAAGCTGGTCAAAGTTTAAGTTCTGTTTTATATAGTTATACATTTCAGCGTTTGTTTTATGACCAAAAGTATCATCCAGGTCAATCGCTCTACCCTGGCAATGTTGTGATAATTTACTGCCCCCGATAGCAGTATTCAAATCTGGGCATCTGTAAAATGAATTTATTTTTATTGGCCCTCCTACCCACTCTCTAAGTGGTTCAAATATTTCTTTAGCTATTGCTTCCATATTAGCAAGAGCATAACCATCAGGAGTATTGTCGATATTTAGTCGAAGTGCAGTATTAGATTTTACTGCTTCCTTGTAGGAGATATGTGAACTTATTTTTTTAATAACTGGTACGTTTTAATAATCGTATACACTAAGGTAGCAATTATTAAAAGACCTTGCAAGACCGCATTTATTTCTGCGATTGTTATTATGTAAACTGCTACACCAAGTATCGTAGGTTCGAAATCTAAGTTCATATTATTCTTCTATAGTTATTAAATCCCAGCTTTGTGTTTCTTCGTTCCAAGAATATGGCTGACCATCATCAGGCATTGCTACAGGAGCTTGCCAGTCGTGATTTTCATCAAGAGACCAACTAGGATAAGGTTGTGGCGCTACAAAAACATCATTCACATCATCATAAGTAAAACCTATTCCAGCGAATTGTTTTCTCATATTTCCATTGTAAGATGTTTGCACCCAATTCGTGTGACCAAATAAAGAGTTACAAAACTCTATACCTTTGTTTTCGTATTCAACACCATTAGCTCCTTTGAGCTCATTGTTATGTACAACAATTACTTTTGTTACAATGTTATTCTCATCAAGTTCTGCAAAGTGTGCCATAATTATTTTTACAAAAATACTATTTTTTTATTTACGAATGTACGTAAGTTCCACTACCAGTATATGTTAATATTGTGTCTGAACCATCTGTTGTTACAGTTGGCGAACCTGTTGTTGTTCCAGAGTAAGAAGCTGTAGGCATTCTTAAAACTACAATTCCAGAACCACCACTTCCACTATATCCTGAATATGGAGCAGAACCTGTAGAACCTCTACCTCCACCTCCAGAACCTGTATTAGTAGTTCCATCAGTTGCATCATTTTTATTTACAGAACCAGCTCCTCCACCACCAGTTCCACCTGAACCAGCAGGTGCGCCTTGAGCTCCACCTCCACCTCCTCCGGCGTATGTAATTGATGAACCGCTAATTGTAGCTGCAAGACCATTACCTCCATTACCTCCACTTGATGCAGTACCATCAGCACCAACAGCAGAAGCACCACCTCCACCTCCACCACAGAAATCAGTTCCAGAATCTAATCCTTTTCCTCCTCCATATCCTTGACCTGTTATTCCAGATGATTTATTACTGTCAGATGTAGCTCCGTGTGCAGCTCCACCTCCAGAACCACCGTCAAAACCTCCATAATTACTACCTGATGCAGAGTTACCCCAACCACCAGCTCCACCACCAGTTGATATCAAACTAGCTGACGTATGAACTATTGAAGAATCACTACCATTATTTGAAATCTGTGGGTGTCCTGTTACACCTGCACCCCCTGCTCCAACTGTTATTGTATATGTTCCTGCAGTTAAAACAAGACCGCTTTCTGGGGTTGAACCACCTCCACTTGCAGTACCATAAGAAGTTCTAAATCCTCCTGCTCCACCTCCACCAGCACCTCTATCATCTACACCACCCGCAGCTCCACCTGCAATTACTAAAAAGTCTAAGTCTCTTGCAGTTTCATTTATTTTGAAGGCTGCATATATATAATTTGTTCCAGTACTATTAAATCCAAGAGTAGTATCATCTATTTCAAAACCATTACTTACAAATGTTAGCCCAGCAGCTCTTGTTTGTTCTGCACTGCTTGAATTTGGTCTTAAATCATTTAATCCTCCTCTTTTACTATCAATAATAAACCAGTTTGATGTAGCATTTGTAGTTTTAATCATAACCCAATCTGCTTGAAATCCAGTATTTATCAATCTACCACTCGTGCTATCTCCAGCATAACTTCCAATACTACTAAACCCAGATACTGAATGGAAACAGTAGGCCAAAACAGAATTTCCTGAACTATTGTTATTAGAGTTACTTGGTGCTACACCAAAAGTTGTTGCTGTTGGACTTGATGTACCCCAATAATTTGAAGATGTTTGTTCAGCTGCACTACTATTTAACTCCAAAAATTTATCAGTTCCTGTAGTTGCAGTATATACTACCCAAGATGAAACTATATTTGCTTTTGCAATTATTAGTTCAGGAGCTGAATTTAATCCGTGTCCTACACTCTGTGACGCAGAACCATTTCCTGTATATTTAACAATACTGAACCCAGCCGCTGGATTTGCGCTTACTATAGATTGTATTGTTCCATCTGTGTTTATGGTAGGAATTGGATTAGCTTTCCATGCCCAACCTACATAAGTTTGACCTCCAGAATTCATTAATCCATTACCACCCATTGTCCACCCATCATTATCAAATGAACTAACACCATTTGTTGTAGTTGTCTCTGCAGCTGTTAAATCCGAATTAAAATGTTTTAATATACCACTCACTACATTTACTAAAGCGTGTTCTTGAATACTGCTTCTTCTTTTCATCCAAATAAACTCTGGTTTAAATCCTAGTCCTTGTATTGTTTTTGTTGTACCACTACCACTATATGTAGATTCATTAAAACTATCCGCTAAAGTAGGGGTTGAAGTACTCGGGTCTGCTGCAAAGGCCATATAAATAAATTGAATCCCGTTTGTATTAGTATTATTACCTGGCCCTACTTCAAAACCATTTGACAAAAATCTTATTTCATTAATACCATTTCCTTCTGCAATATTTAAATTACCATATAACGGTTTTCTATTTCCTATATAAGAAGAGGAGCTATCTGTAGAGCCTCTTTTATTGTCATATAATCTCCAATCTCCAGCCCCACCAATTATTGTTTTTATTAAAACAAACGCTGGTTCAAATCCTGTTTCTATAAGCTGCGTTGAACCATTACCTGTATATGAGTTAATTTTTGAATAGCCTGCGACTGAAGCAAAAGCATAACATACATAAGGTGAACCTGAAGCATTATGTCCAGTGCCGTTATTTAAAGTTATAGTTGAAGTGCTTGTATTTAAAACTGAATAACTTATAAAAGCATCACTTGTATTTAAAAATCCCACATAAGATGAAAAATCTGATGCCCAAGCGTTCCAACTTTCTGAGGCATTTAATCTTTTAAATAATAATAATTCTGGGGCAACACTTAATCCATGACCTATCGTAGCTCCAGAACTACCATTTCCAGTATATTCAATTATACTTATTCCATTTTTTGAACTTGCTTGTACTGTACTTGTAATACTCCCATCAGTATTGCTACTTGTAGTTCCACCATTTAATTTCCAACACCACGCTACATAAGTACTACCTAGTTCACATACATTATTTGAACCAAGCGGGCCACCTTGAAGGGTAAAACCGTCAGAATCATAAGATACAACACCTCCATAGTTTTGAGTACCTGTACCTTCAGCATCAGCTGTATTAGTGAATAAAACACTTTTATTAGGAGTACCACCTCTTGACGAATCTGTTAAATGATGCCATGCTGTACTGTTTCTTTGTTTGATCCAAACAACATCAGGTTGAAATCCTAATCCCGTTATAGATTGAGTCGCTGTAGATGTCGATGCTACCGTTCCAGTATAAGTAATTGCACTAAAATTCTCACTTGGGACTGGCGGTAAATGTTCGTCTTGTATAGTTAGCCAATCAGCGCCATCATAAAATTCAATTTTATTATCATCCGTATTATATCTCCATTCTCCTGTAGAAGGACTCGTAGGTCTTTGTGCAGTTGTACCACTAGGCAACTGTAAAGCTGTGTCTAAACTTGCTAAGTCAAATAATTCCGGGTTTGTAATTTTTGTTGTTGCCATAATTTATGAATGTACGTATGTTCCGCTTCCTGTAAATTTTAATATTGTATCTGTTCCATCGGTAGTTACAGTTGGTGAACCTGTAGTGTTTCCAGAGTATTTACTTGTAGGTAATCTTAATATTACTACTCCTGAACCTCCGCTTGCTGCAACTCCACCTGGTGTTCCACCACCACTACCACCTCCAGTATTAGCAGTTGCTGAACCACCGTTTCCAGCACCACCTCCACCTTGACCTCCAGTACCAACATCTACTCCAGCATTATCTGAACCTCCACCACCTCCACCGTAGTATGTTGCTGTACCTGTTATAGACACTTCAATTCCATCTCCTCCATTATAACTTGTTGGAGCTTCTCCTGCTCCACCTCCAGCACCACCAGATGACCCTGTTTTATTTGATCCAGCAAAACCCTCACATGCTGTTCCAGCTTTTCCTGTTAAATTTACACAGCCTCCACCTCCACCAGAACCACCGCCCTGAGAATCTACTTGATGCGTAGATGACCTATTTCCTCCACCTCTTCCACCACCAGTACAAGATACTAATGTAGTTGTTGCGTCAGCAATAGATGAAGGGTTTCCGCTTCTTGCCTCAGTATTAGTAACCGCACCTCCAGCACCTACTGTAATTGTGTATGTTCCTGGAAATATTTGTAAAATTGTTTCTGCTGAACATCCACCTCCTGAAATACTACCATAAGATGTACGCACTCCTCCAGCTCCACCACCTCCAGCTTCTTGACCAGCATTACCATTATAATAACTTCCTCCAGTTCCCCCACCAGCTACTACAAGATAATCCATAAAAACAGGCGGAGCATCATTAGAAATTTTTTGCCATTCAGTTCCATTATAATATTCCATTGCTGAAGCTCCTCCATTTGAAGATTCACTCGTATTGTTTCTCATAGAACCTGTGACGCCAGTAGGCCTATTAAAGATAGTGCCGCTAGGCATTTTTAAACCTTTGTCAGACGTTGCTGAGTTTAGATCAAGTACTCCAGGTATTATTTTTGTTGTTGCCATATTAAATAACTATCCAATCTTGTGTTTCTTCATCCCATCTCCAAAGATACGAATTTTCAATATCTGGAACTGGCTTAGGGTACTCCCATTGACCTATATTTGTATTCCAGTTTGCACTTGGTGATGGTGATGTTTCATATAAAGGCTGAGAGTAGTATTTATAATCTACCCACTCAGTCGTATCTTCTTTCCACCAGTAATCTCCCACTGGTTTTTCCACAGGACATTCCCATAAACAAGTATCCTCATTTAGAGTCCAACTTGCAAATGGCTGCGGTGCATAAAACGCATCTCTTACAGGGTCGTATATATACCCTACCCCTGCATAATTTTTTCTAAAAGGTGTGCCTCCATTTTGGTGAACACCACCTACTGTGTTATAAGAAGTTCTTTTGCAAAGATTTCCTTTACCATAATACCCTTCCCAGTATTCTGTATTATCTACTTCTACTGGTGGTAAAGCGTGAAGCTCTTCTAGTTTAGCACTTATTTGCGCATCTATTGCTACAACTTCTTCTAGTGTTTTACCTGTTCTACTATCTTCTAAATCTTTTATCTCTTGCTCCAGTGTTTCATCACTTGCAGCCACCATATAAGTCTCAGGCACTCCTGTTATAACTCCTGTTACTACACAAAGCGCATTATCTATTTCTTGCTGCTTTGCATCAATAGCTTGCTGTGTTTGTTCTATTTCTGCAGTTTGTTCTGCAGTAGGCTCATTTTCTCCAACAGCAAGTTCTAAAGCTGATTTTAAATCATATAAAGTATTTAACTCTCCTCTTAGAGTTTCTGTTGTAGCGTCGTTATTTAAAAATGCGTAATGTGCCATATTAACTAAAACTTACTGTATCACTGCCCGCAGTGAATGTTGTTACTTTATCACTACCAACTGTAGTGGTTGAACTTGTTAAACCTGCTCCAACTGATATTGTTACTGTGTTAGGGTATCTAACAATTACCACCCCTGAACCTCCTGCGCCTCCAGTTTGTTGGTATGCTCCCCCACCACCTCCACCACCAAGGTTAGTAGTACCAGCTGTTGCTGTTGAATTAGTTACAGGATATTGATATCCATTTCCACCACCACCTGCGCCAGGAGCTCCACTTCCACTTGTATTTCCATTTCCACCACCTCCACCACCGTATGTGACAGATGAACCAGTTATAGATACAGCTAATCCCGCACCTCCATTTGAGTTGCTTGTTCTACCGTCTTCTCCAACTGCTGAAGTACCTCCACCTCCACCACCATGTCTAACGCTTCCAGTAAAGTCTCCTGAACCTCCAGCAAAACCTTGTCCAGCAGTACCTGCTCCACCCGCTACAGGTGAATTTACATTTAGAGTTCCTGCTCCACCTCCACATCCTCCACTTTTTGAAGTATTAGTTTCGTGAGCTCCACCACCTCCTCCTAAAGATGTTATTGTGCTAAACACTGAATCTCCTCCATTATTTCCAGATGCACCTGCACCTGCACCAAAAGGGGCTGAACCACCTGCACCAACAGTTACAGTATAGTTTGTTGCTAAATTCATATTTAATATAGACTCAGCAGAAGAACCACCTCCAGAGGTAGAACCGTAAGAAGTACGAAGCCCTCCTGCTCCACCACCTCCAGCACCATTAGCACAACCTCCACCACCTCCTCCGGCAAGTACCAAAAAGTCTGCTTGAAAATCAGGTGTAGGTGTTCCTGCGGTTTCGGATAATCTTTTCCAATCTGTTCCGTTGTAAAACTCTAATCTGGAATCGTCAGTATTCAAACGTAAATCACCAGCAACTCCTGCGGGTCTTTGGGCAGTAGTACCCTGCGTCCACACTAGTCCTCCAGTGTTACCACTCATGTCAATTACGTTTGTAGTTACTTTGTTTGTTGCCATGAGCTAAGCGTTATTGTGTTATTACTACTTCTATACCATTTGTTGCGGTTACCGGTGGCGCAGTTACAAACGTTAATGTTGTACCTGCTACGCTGTAATTAGCTAAACCAGCTGAATCAAGTGAGTTCTGATATACACCGCTTATATAAATGTTAATATTGTCTGCACTACTCGGAGTAGTTGATAATGTAAATGCTGTTGTTGAATTATCTCCTGTAAACTGGTCTTTAACAACTGTAGTTCCTGTGGCAGTGGCAGCTACTGTTATCTCTGTTGCTGAGTTTTGTGTTAAAGTAATTCCTGCACCTTCAGTAAGATTAACAGTAGAATCAGTTCCTACGGCAGCATCTAATTGTAGTGGAACACTACTTCCAACTTTAGTTCCAGCTTGAAGCGTATACGTATCTCCAGTTGCAGTTGATGCAATTTGAATTTCGCTAGTGCTTACATGAGTTAGTAATATATCAGTTCCAGCTGATAAAGTAATAGCATCATTGCTACCATCACTACCTGCTAGGTTTATATTTGTAGTTGCTGCTGGAACATCTACCGTATATGTTGTTCCAGTCAGAAGAGCTTTAGGTATCTGTACGTTATCTGTACCTTGATAACCAACGAAATAATCTATGTCCGCTAGTGTCGCTCCTGTTGTAAATTGTGAAAATTTTACTGCCATTATTTAAATTTTTAAGGTGCTTGTTCTGTTATAATATCTTGACTTCCTAATTCTGATACCATTTGTATTCCAAGCTCTGTTACTATGTCTTCTCCTCCATAGGGTGGATTCACTGAACCTTGGTTCGATGAAATAAAATTACCTATGGCAATTATTAAAGACATACTACCAAAGAGCTATTATATTAGAAGCACTTGTTCCTGTTGCAAACACCTTTTTAACATGCACCGGGAAAAAAGCTCCTGTGTTAATTCCTACAAATGTTACCTCATCTCCAGCAACAGTCTCTACTTTTAAATCTCCAGCAGTTCCAATATATAAAACACAACCTTCTTGCTGTCCTCCATATATCTGATATGCTTTTGATGTTACTGAAAATATATTATCTTTTACGTTTAGTGTTGTGGCATTCTCAATGCTAGTAACAGTTGTCTGAGTTCCATCAGTTGTGTTTACTACAATCATACCTTTTTTAACACCAGCGGTGACAAAATCTTTTGTATTGTCGATTAGTTGACTTGTACCACCAGACGTAGTTGTGCCTGTTGGGCCACCTGTTCCTATATCAGGAATATCCGTGTTATCACTTGGATAAACTTTCCACGCTCTTCCTGCTTGTAATTTTTGATATGCCATAATTAATTATCTCTATTAAATGGAAACATACGGTTTAATGAATCTCTTCTGCCGTCGCATCCACAGTCTTTATTAAATTTTTTTGCTACTACGTCCACCGCTCTTTTTATTCCGGTGAACTTAGTAAACTTTTCTATTTCATCTCCGAGTCCTCTTGATTTCATTTTTTACAAATACATATAGACTCGGTGTGTGTGCACTCTTTAATGTTAAATGTCATTTTGTATAACATTTTATTCCACGCACACTTTATATTTTTTGTTAGTTTTCCCCACCATCTTGCGATATTGTGAGAAGTTTCGATAAGCCATGCTCCTAATTTTTTCATTTTTTTCTTAGCTTTTTAAGTGTTTTAGCAAAATTATATTGCTTTGATCCTTCTGGACAACTAGGGCCTCCGAACTTACTTCCAGAGCATCTGCCTAGTGTGCCTTTCTTTTTAGCTTTTTTAAATACTTCTTGTATAAAATATTTTTTAGCCATTACTTTTTTATAAGTTTACCAAGGTGTTGCTTAACGCTACCTTTCTCACCATGAGTTACATAAGCCATTGAGTGATCACCACCGTATTTGTGCTTATATATTTTCTTAGCCATAGCCTCGCTTTCATCTCTACGGTCTTTCATTGACTGAGATTTTTTACCATTCTTTGCTCCTAGTGAGTCGTCTAATTTGTCGTTATAACCTTGTTTTTTCATTTTAATATTTTTAATTGATACAAAGATACTAATATTTTCCTTGTCTATTTTTTGGAGAAGACTGAGTTGAACCACCTTTTCCTGCCCATAAATTTTTACACGCCCAGTATCTAGCAGTCAGCTTAGATGTAGCAGTGCTACACTTGTGTCTTGCTTTAAAACTTTTACGTGCAGCAGCAGAATAATTATGGCCATACCCTGTAGCTCCAAAATGAATAAGTTTTTCTTTACCTCCAGCGCAGGCTTTAACCATTTTCTTTTTACCTGCTCTGTCTGATTTCATAGGCTTGTTACAAGCCATTTTACTTTTATCTGCCATTATGTTGCTTTTGCTTGAATTACAATCCAGTTAGAACCATCTGACCAAACTGCAATACCATTATACACTTTATTAATTCTATAAAATGCTGCTCCATCAATCGTTTCGCTTCCTGGTGCATATACATCAACCTTATCTTGAGCTGTTATAGTTCCGTCATTTACTATTCTTAAAAATCTATAAGGTATAGCTGCTGCTGAAGGAAGTGTTACATTAGCAGTTCCTGAACCTCCTCCATTCCAAGACAAATCTATTATGTTTTTACTAGTAGTTATCGTAGTTGATGTACCTGGCCCTACAGTTATAAACTCTGGTATTAATAATGCTTCACCACCCGGCCCAAATTCTCCGCTTGAATTTATTGTAATATTATTACCTCCTGTTTGAGTAATTGTAACATTAGTTCCTGCTGTTAACTGTACTGTTGAATCTAAACCAGATGTTGCGTCTAAAGTTAAATCAACATTGCTTCCGTCTGTAGCAGATACTAAAGTGTATATATCAGAAGTTCCTACAGAGCCAATCTCTTCAATTGTATAAACGTCTCTGTTTGCGTTTGCTGTAGCTGACCCTTTGTTTTCTGTTTCAACTCCTGGTGCTACTCCGTGAAATTTAGTTCCCGCTGGTATTGCCATTTTAAAATAAATTTTCTATTGTTAAACATAGTACAACTAACATAATTACAATTAGCCAAAGCGGTATACCTATCCAAAATATGTATTTGCTCGGCATTGTTTAATTATTTTTTAGGTACACAATTTGGTACTTTCTTGCCGTTTTTTTTCTTCATGCCTACCATTTCATATCCTGACCAGCATGGAGATTTTTTTCTGTTTGTTTTTAATTTTGCCATTAGTCTAAATGTTTATCAATAACACTTTGTATGCTGTCTAATTTAACCGTAATTTTTAAAACCAAGCCTGCTTCAAATCTTGCAATAGGTTTTTGTCCTTTATAAATTATAATAGTAGGAACAGACTTTATTGAATTTTTAATTGATTCATGTTGGTCTTCTACATAAGCATATTGAACTTTTGTGTGTTTTAATTTATTAAGACCTTTGTATTCGCTACTGAGATTCCATTTATAATTAAAATGTATAGTAGTTATATCTTGACCGTAACTAAACACGCTAAAAAATAATGCTAATATTAATACTCTCATTAGTCTTTTGTTATAATTTCAAATAATTTTTCATCTATATCTTTCAACTTATCTCCATTCTCTTCTACTTGCTTCTGCGTTGAGATTATAGTTTCTCTAATAAGTTGGTCTTTTAAGTCATACTCAGTTCTAGATACTTCTGGCTCTGGTAATTGTTTTGCAAGCTCTATATCTTCTTTCAGTGAATACCACATACCGGTTACTGTAACAACTACAAACCCTATTGTAATTAAGTTTTCAATTGATATGTTGAATTTTTGTTTTTTTATTTTTTCAATATCTAACTCATCCATTCCTTTGTTTTTTATAAATTAACATATTAGGGTAGTCTTTCGTGTTACCCTTTGGACACGTATAATTATATTTATTTTTATTTAGTGAACTCTTATACATTATCTGCTGTATTTTTTTTTCTTTTTTGGAATTGAATCTCCTGGTAAACTAATCATTTTTGATTGACCAGTTTTTGGATTATAAACTTCCACGTCTTTTATCTCAGCTGGTTTTCTGTTTTTAAGAAACTTCT